AACGGAAACGGAGTGCTAAACTCAACAACTACTCCTAAGATCAACAAACTCAAAGGAGGCACTTATTGTTTCTTGGCTTCTGGAGCTATTCCTGCTTCGGGCTGTACAATTACTTTGCAGCAAAAAGTAGGAGGAAACTACGTGGATGTTGGAGACGATGCGGTTCTCACAGGCCCAGGAGGTTGTGTGTTCACTACATCACAGTCCGATGTTCAAGTAGTTATTGCAGGAAACAACGCATCAGCTAACAGCATCGATATCGTTATCGCACCAGTTCAGTAAAAATAAACATGGCTAGAAAACTAGTATCAAACCAAGACAACACCTCAACAAGTAGTCAAACGGAACCACTTACGAGAGAAGTAGCAAGACCAATCTTCGGTGAATCAGTTCTAGCCATCGACTACAACTTTGCTGAGAAGGATTACCTCGATGATGATATCACTTTCAGTAGGGCTTCGGGAGCTACCCAAACTGGTTCAGATGGGTACATTAAGTTTGCTCCGAACAACATCCTTACAAGTTCTGAAGACATTGTTAATGACTGGACTCAACGAGGATCTGTTTCTGTAACAGCAGGACAAAGCGATCCCGACGGAGGTACAACCGCCTATCTTTTTGATGGTGTGATTGGCGCAGGACTAGGAGATGTTTATCAAAACGTAACAGGACTACAAGCCAACGCTCCGTATGTTGTTTCATTTTACATCAAAAAGGTAACTGCAACAGGCACACTAATAGTTGGTAATCCTCAAACATCAGGTGCAGGAAGTTGGAATGTTGATTTTTCAAAAATTGGCGATGGATGGGAACGCATCACCCCAAGTCATCCTGCGGTTACTGTTGTTAATGCTCAAAAAGTTCATACCAACGGAGGCGGAGGGATGTTCATATACTCAAACACTGGAGGAGGTTTAGACTTTTACTTTTGGCATCCTCAGATAGAGATGAGCTTCTCTTCTAGTGATGCAGCAAACGATTACATTTCTACTGGATCTGGTAGTGCAGTCCATAAAGAGAGGCTAGATTTTGATCATCTAAAAAATCCAAAGGGTCTTCTTATCGAGGAGGCGAGGACGAACTCACTGACTCAATCGATTGATTTAACAGGTTACGAAAGTGCTTCTTCTTCTTGGTTAGCTAATGCAGATATTTCTCCGTCAGGAATAAAGGATGCAGATAGGCTTTACGAAGAATCAGACACAGATATTTACCACAGGCTAAATTACTTTGCTTCGACAAGTGCAAATACACTTTCGTTTTATGCTAAAAAGGGTGCAGTTCGTGATTGGATTTATACTTACATATACAGTGGGAGTGCAGAAGTTGAATATGCCTTTTTCAATTTATCAACAGGACAAGTAGGAACAACTTCAGGTCTTGGTGGTTACGGAATGGAAGATGTAGGAAATGGTTGGTATCGTTGTTGGGTTTATAGGTCAACAGCAGGTTACAACAACGGACGAATAGGGCTTGCTGAAGCTGACAATGACTTTAGGCATGATGGAGACACTTCAGCTTATGTAAGTCTTTGGGGGCTACAAGAAGAAGTAGGTGGTTCCTTCCCAACATCGCTCGTGCCAACATACGGAGCTACTGCAAGTCGTTCTGGCGACCTTGTTTCTGTAACTAACACGAATTTTAATAGGTTTTATAAACAGTCTCAGGGAACCATTGTAGCTGACGTACAGTTTCCCAACGGATGGGTTGCAAATGGGTATTCAAAAATCTGGGCTGTAACTGATAATGGAGGCCACCCCTCAAGTCGTTTAGAACTCAATGGGGCAGGTACAGACTACGCAGTTTACCAACTTTCTAATAATAGTGGAACTGGTCAAGCAACTTTACATGACCCCAACAATAAAATGGGAGGCGGTGAGGTTACTCGCCATGCTACAGCATTTAAGGAGAATGATATTAGTTATTCTTTTGATGGAGAAACAGCTTTAACAGATACAAGTGCAACGCTTTCAAATCAGTTTGATAGACTTGATATAGGTAGTTCCAAAACGGCAGATCAAATAAATGGATGGATCAGAAGGTTTAGATACTTTAACAAAAAGAAAAGCGATAGTGCTGTAGAGAAACTCACAGACACCTCGTTCCTTCTCGACAAATTCAAGGGAGCCAAAGCAGCCCACAGTCTTAGAAGTTTGAGAGATGGTAGG